CGAATCACTCAAGAAGTGCAGGGACTACTAGAAATGCGTAGACAGGAACAGCAGAATAACATAAAAGACGTTTACAATAGAATCAATACAGTCAACAAAGAATTGACGGACAAGATTGAAGATACCGAAAATAAAATCCTTGAAGAACTAAAAAAGATTAGAGAAGACTTGACTAAGAAGGACGAAGGATTTGGAACTCGTCTTGGTCAAATTGAAACATGGAAATACGGAATCGCCGCTATCATCACATTCCTTCTTTTCTTGATAGCCAACAACGCAATCAATATCAGTAAAATATTTAATTAAGGACAAACTAACATGGATATCAAAGAAAATTTTTATGCCAATCTAGAACAGCTTCGTGAGGAACAACTGAATGAACTTCGTGGTAAGTCTAGTCTTTCGGATGATGAGAGAAAGAAGCTTAAGGGTCGTATCTACAAAAAGCACGGCAAAGCATGGGATGACACGATAGATATTAGAAAAGAAAAGAAGTCATCTGGTCCAGCCGATACCAGAGATAAGGACAAACTAAGAAATCGTCTTGCTAAGATGCATAACAAGCTTGACAAGTAACCGTTGACTTTCTAGTACCATCTGTTATAATGCCACCTAAGTACAACTAGGTGGCATTATGTCTTTATACATTGATCGGAAGTTCGTATCTCTCGTTTCCACAAAGCTGGAACGTTTCAAGCAAAAGTCGGAATACTTGTGGACTTTCAGATGCCCAATTTGCAATGATAGTGCCAAAAACAAGCTAAAGACTCGCGGCTATTTCTATCGTCGCAAGTCGGACTTGTTCTTTACCTGTCACAACTGTGGCACTTCTCTGTCTGTTGGAAATTTTCTCAAGGCCATTGATCCACCACTGTATCGTGAGTATCAATTGGAAAGATACAAGAGTGAGTCATCTGGTAATGTTGCAAAGCCTGATTTTTCCATGGCTAAGATCAAGCCTGTGTTCAATGTATCACAGATCGATCTTCCGACGATTGCTTCACTTCCAGAAGAACATGCAGCAAAGCAGTATCTTGTGAAGCGTAAGATTCCGCGTGATAGGATGAACGATATATACTATGCTGATAACTTTGAAGCGTTCGTGAAGGATATTCATCCTAACTACGATAAGACGCTATACAAAGAACAGCGTATCATTTTTCCATTTTATGATGAAAAGAAAACTCTTCTTGGATTCCAAGGTAGAGCAGTCGGTGAATCTAAAATCAAGTATATCACAATCAAGCTGGATGATGATAACAAGAAGGTTTTTGGACTTGACCGCGTAGATTTCTCTAAGAAAGTTTATGTTGTAGAAGGTCCAATTGATTCTATGTTTTTGCAGAATTCACTTGCAACCATGGATGCTTCACTGTATAATATATCTCTTTTACTTGGTAATCATGATTACGTGTTCATTCATGATAATGAACCAAGAAATGCTGCTATTGTGAAGACTATGAACAAGACAATAAGTCATAATAAAAATATTTTTATTTGGCCTCAGGATATAGCTGCGAAAGACATAAACGACTGGATCCTGACTGGAACGACGGCCAGTGAGATCCAGAGTATTATAGATAGAAATACGTTCTGTGATTTGAGAGCCAAGCTGGAGTTTGAGAGATGGAAGAAAATTTAGTGAGAAAGTTTAGAAAGAGACCTGTGACAATAGAAGCAATGCAGATTACAGATGCAAAGTCTGTATTAGACATTGAAGAATGGATCAACAGTCCGACCGTTAGTTTCAGCACTAGCCCGCCTGCACTTTGGATAGACACACTAGAAGGTCGTATGGAAGGTGGTCAGAGCGACTGGATCATCAAGGGTGTGAACGGTGAGTTCTATCCTTGCAAGAATGAAATCTTTATTAAGACATATCAGGAAGTATAATATGAATAATGTGAAGTTGGTTGGGATTACAAATCCGCAAATCCGTATCCCAGTTGAAGATGCTGAACCTGGCACTTTCATGCTTCTTAGCCCAGAAAGTTTTATTGCATATGTTGCGCGAGTAAGCAATCCTGCAAATCAAAATAATGTAGAAACATCAGAACGTCTTCTCAAGTATCTTGTGAAGAACAAGCACTGGTCGCCGTTTGAAATGGTACATCTTGTTATGGAAATCAATACCACGCGCGACATTGCACGACAGATTCTTCGTCATCGCTCGTTCTCGTTTCAAGAGTTTTCACAGCGTTATGCTGAGGTTCAAAACTTTGCACCAAATCGTGAGACACGTAGACAAGATCAAAAGAATCGTCAAAACAGTATAGAACTAGACAATGGTGATGAAGATTTTGAGTTGAATCATATGTGGAATGAATGGCAAAATCAAATCAAAGCTGATGCAAATGAAGCTTATGATTGGGCAATCAAGAATGGTATCGCAAAGGAAGTTGCTCGTTCTGTTCTTCCTGAAGGCCTCACTATGTCACGCATGTATATGTCAGGATCACTTCGTTCATGGATCCACTACTGTGAATTACGTATGGCCAACGGAACGCAGAAAGAACATCGTATAATCGCAGAACAATGTTGGAATGTTATCGTTGAACAATTCCCCTCACTTAAGACCGTATTAGAACAATAAAAACAATTTAGGAGTATTCGTATGTCAGGCAGTAATATTTTACCAACACTGTACCAGCAATTTATCCATCGTTCCCGCTATGCCCGTTGGCTGTGGGATGAAAATCGTAGAGAGAACTGGGACGAAACAGTCGCTCGTTATTTCAATTTCTTTGATGAACATATCAAGGAAACCACTGGTTACAATGTGACCGCTGAAGAACGTAAGCAGCTAGAAGAAGCTGTTCTTAATCTTGAAATCATGCCGTCAATGCGTTGCTTGATGACTGCTGGTGAAGCACTCAAGCGTGAGAATGTTGCTGGCTATAACTGTTCGTATGTCGCTGTTGACAGCCCTCGTTCATTTGATGAAATTCTTTACATTCTTATGAATGGCACTGGCGTTGGTTTCTCTGTTGAATCAAAGTATGTAGAGCAATTGCCTATTGTTCCTGATGAAATGTTCACAACAGAAACAACTATTCAGGTTGCAGACTCAAAGCTTGGTTGGGCAAAAGCTCTCAAAGAACTGGTGCATCTTCTGTATGCTGGGCAAATTCCAAGCTGGGATGTATCAAAGGTTCGCCCTGCTGGCGCACCGCTCAAGACATTTGGCGGCCGTGCATCTGGCCCGCAGCCACTGACTGATCTATTCAAGTTTGTGGTTGCATCATTCAAGAAGGCTGCTGGTCGTCGTTTGACTACATTGGAGGCACATGATATCGTTTGTAAGATCGCTGAAATTGTGGTTGTCGGCGGCGTTCGTAGATCCGCGCTTATTTCTCTTTCTGACCTTAGTGATGATAGAATGCGCGTTGCAAAGTCTGGTGACTGGTGGAAAGAGAATGTCCAACGCGCTCTTGCTAACAACTCTTTTGTGGCTAAAGAAAAGCCTGACGTTGGTCTCTTCATGCGTGAGTGGCTTTCCCTCTATGAGTCGCGCTCTGGCGAACGCGGCATTTTTAGTAGAACTGCGTCTAAGAAGCAGGCTGAGAAGTTCGGACGCCGTGATCCTGAACACGATTTCGGCACCAACCCATGTTCTGAAATCATTCTCCGTTCACGCGAGTTCTGTAATCTTACAGAGGTGGTCGTCAGAGGAGATGATACACCCGAATCACTCAAGCGCAAGGTCAAACTCGCAACTATACTTGGTACATTCCAATCCACACTTACCAACTTCAAATACTTGAGCAAGAAGTGGGCTGAGAACTGTGCTGAAGAGCGTCTTCTTGGTGTGTCATTGACTGGTATCATGGACAATGAATACACAAACGGTCGTGCAACACAAGCTACAGGACTGTTTAATATTGGTGATATGTTGGAGGGTCTCCGTGAAGAAGCTGTTAAGACTAACAAGTTATGGGCTGCTAAACTTAATATTCCTATCTCCGCTGCTATCACTTGCGTCAAGCCTAGTGGAACGGTATCACAGCTTGTCGACTCTGCAAGTGGTATTCATGCTCGTCACTCTCCTTATTATATTAGAACTGTTCGTGCAGATAAGAAGGATCCTCTCGCAGTTATGATGAAGGACATGGGCTTCCCATGTGAAGACGATGTGATGAAGCCAGAGCATACCTATGTGTTCTCGTTCCCGCAGAAGTCTCCTGATCATGCTGTGTTCCGCACTGATATGACTGCTATTGAACAGCTTAAACTATGGCTTGTTTATCAACGTCATTTCTGCGAACATAAGCCCAGCGTAACCATCTCTGTGAAAGAAGATGAATGGCCAGAGGTTGGTGCATGGGTCTACAATCACTTTGATGAAATGTCAGGCGTTTCATTCCTGCCATTCTCTGATCACGTTTATCAGCAAGCTCCTTATCAGGACTGCACGAAGGAAGAATACGAAACACTTCAAGCTAAGATGCCAAAAGATATTGATTGGACAATGTTAGCTAAGTATGAGAAGAAAGACACTACAACTGGAAGTCAGGAATTGGCTTGTTCTGCGGCAGGTGGCTGCGAGATATAACACACTATATACTGATGAGGATATCCTCATCAGTATTTTCTTAAAGGATAAGATATGACTAAAGAAGTGGAGAAAGTAGTCTGTAACTACTGTGAATCACAATATAAAGTTTTGTATGATTATGAGGCGACTCAAGGTAAAGTTCGTTTTTGCTCGTTCTGTGGATCTGAATGTTTTGATGATGAAAGTATTGTTAACGAAGAAGATCATGAAGACTAAAGATTCTTTCGTTTATTGTTGGACAGATCATAAAACAGGAATGTTGTATGTTGGTTCCCATAAAGGAACAATAGATGATGGTTATGTGTGTTCATCAAAATATATGATGGAAGAATACAATAAAAGGCCTGATGATTTTACTAGACAGATTGTTGCTGAAGGCATCTATGAAGATATCATGAAACTTGAGGAAGTCATTCTTACAAGTGTAAATGCTAAAATCAACGAACAGTTTTATAATCAACATAATGGTAATGGAAAGTTCTTTTTGAAACACCAAACACAGTCCGCGAGAGAAAAAATATCAGCATCAAAAATGAGTGATAGAAATCACAATCACAGAAGTAAACTGACGGAAGAAAAAAAGTTATGGTTCAAAGAACTTGGTAGAATGCAAAAAGGTGTAAAGCGTACATCTGAACAAAAAGAAAACTATAGAAAAAGTAAACTTGGTTCTAATAACCCAAACTATGGCAAAAAAGGATGTTTTGATCACATTAACATACAGAAACATAAATGTGAAAACTGTGGTTTTGAAACAACTTTAGGCAACTATAAGAGATGGCATGGAACAAACTGTAAGAGGACATGAAGATGAATGATTATGCAAAGGGCTTCAAGGACGGCTTTGCTGCTGGGCTTGAAGAGGGTAAAAAGCTTGCGCCAAAAGAACAAACGTATAATCCATGGATTGATACTGGTCCATATGTTGGTAAGGTAAAAGAAAGCTGCCCCAAGTGTGGCATCAAGATTGGCGGAGTGATGGGTTATGTTTGTTCATCACCAAACTGCCCAACATTTCCGCAAGTGACATGTGGCACTAGTTCTTTTGATATCACTCAACCTATATCTGGTGACTATTACCGTAGGTAACATACATACTCTTAAAGGGGTATGTTTATGTGGCTATACAACGACAAAGAAATTGGTGATGATGATATTGAAGGCTATGTGTCCTTTGTGTATCGCATCACCAATCTAGAAAATGGAAAAAAATATATTGGCAAAAAAGTTCTCAAAACCTATCAAAAAAAGAAGGTCAAAGGCAAAACGCGAAAAAAGAAAGTTGAAAAAGAATCCAAATGGCGAGAATATTTTGGTTCAAACCTCAACCTTCTTGCAGATGTTGAGAAACTGGGACGAGACAAGTTCAAGAGAGAAATTCTAAAACTCTGTAAAACACGCGGTACGGCCAACTACTGGGAAGCATGGTATCAGATGAACGAGAGCGTCTTGGAGTCTGATAATTATTACAATGACCATATTTGGGTTCGTGTGCATCGCTCTCACATAAAAGAATAGCTGCGACACTCTGTCATCTTATCTCGCAACTGCGAAATACTATATACTAGTGTATCACAAGACGATTAAGAGGAGTTACCTACCATGACTGCATGGGGAAGAATATTGCATAATGTTATACGTGGTTTTTCTAATGAAACTGAAACTGGATTGGTTCGCATGTTTCGTGTAGAATATGCAAAAGAATACCTCCAGTTGAAGAGAATGGGAGTGCAACTGGACGATACATTTGTTCGTCAATATATCATCCTAACAAAATCAAGCACTTAGCAAAATCTCAATAAAATCAACAATTTAGCCAGCTATGCATTTCATGTATGGCTGGTATGTCATTTCCACCCTTGAAAATCGGGGTTGCCGACCCCATCTATAGTATATGATGAGACAGATTCAGTTCCTTCGTTCCCTCTACCGATTTTTCATCGGTCCCCTCCCCCGCTACAACTATAAAGTGTCCTAATGCAAAATATCGACCAAATGATTCTCACATACTTTGAACGTGGTGGTTGTATTACTGTTGGGAAATACAAAAAGCCCAAAAAGAGCGAACGGACTTTCCGTAACGACCGCAGTTCTGTTTTCAATGCTGG